GAGTGCTAATACTAACCCAGCGGTGCGTAGCACATACTTCTTAGCCAATACTATCCATACTCCGTTGTATGCAAGACTGACAAACTTTATGACAGCACCAAACGTCTACACCGAAGCTAGTGATCCGGGTGTGGCGGGAACCAAAGAAGCAACTATCCGTGTTGGTGTATTAAGATGGACAGCAAATAATTACAGCACAGGTTATCTACCAGTAGGACCAGATCGTTCAAGTGATGGCGGTAGTTATCAATACTTTACCATGGGCTTCCAACGCACAGGTATTTCAAACTTTAACTTACATCTCGTAGCACCCGCTGGTGTTGCTGGAGTATGGGTAGCGGCTCCGGGCACAACTATTGACTCGACTAGTGGTCTTAACGGTTGGTTAACAGCCACGACTAGCTATGCTGGTAGTGGTGTACCGGGAAGTAATACAGGTGCCGGCGGTAATGGCAGTGACGGATGTGGCAGCGGAGCATTGATCGCAGCCAACGTAGCCCTAAGTGGAACATTTACGATGACCTTAGGTACAGTTAGCATGTCATCAGCAACTAACAACGTTGCATTAATTAGAATTGCTCTAGCTAGTGGACAAACAGTTTCCACATTGGCGGTGTCATAATGCCTATACAAAGCGCATCAGATAATCAAAAAGTAGACTACCTTTGGAAGAAGATAGTCTATGGTGCTGCTAAGACTGATATATCTGGCAACATCGACGCGACCAATGAACCTAATCCAAGTCCACTGTTAATACGTGGCGATAAGATCTTACAACAATCAGATCTGATCGCTAATATTATTCCTAGCAGTAACAGTAGTGTTGTAACAGTTTATCCAACTACACTCCCTGTAGAATGTACTAGCACAGCAGGAATTCCGACACCAACATTAACTTGGCAAACAGGACAGACATTTTGGATCCCACCAGAGTTTGGATCAACATATCAGATCAAAGTTTATATCAGTCCAAGCGGACAGGCAGGCAACGTATTAACCAAAGGCACACAGGTATTTGCCACAGGCAGTGGTAATAACGATCTATGGGTATTTGACTACCAGGCAGGTATCCTAAACTTTAACAGCAACAATACACCTTACAATGCCAGCAACCAACCTATCAGCTTTACTGGCAACAGCGTTTACATCAGTGGTGCTGTTTATTCTGGTGCATTTGGTTTACCTAGTACAGGTAATATTGGTAATCTGCTTTTAGGTAATATTACATTTAGTGGTAATACTATTTCTTCTAGTGAAGCAAATGGTAACATAATGATCAGTGCCCCCGGCACAGGTATAGTTCAATTTGTTGGACAAGATGCTATTGGTATACCAGCAGGTAATGATAGTACCAGACCATCAGATCCATATGTTGGTTATTTAAGATTTAATACTGATAGATCTGATATTGAGTACTGGAATGGTACTATATGGTCTACCCCAGCTGCCGGAGTAATATCATCAGATACTATTAATCCTGATGGTGTGGCTAATACATTTGCCCTAAGTTCTAACAGTAGTACCTTAGGTGTTATGGTTAGTATCAACGGTACCCTACAACAACCAACCACAGCCTATACAATAATTAATAACAATCAAATTCAGTTTACTGAAATTCCGTTAACCACAGATACTATTGAAGTTCGACGTATCGTGCCTGGTACACAAACTGTGTCAGCTGAATCGTTAACTCTTGGTACAACAGCAGTCATATTAGATACAGCCAACGTTAACATTACAGGTAACGTATTACCCAGTGCCAATGTAACATATAGTTTAGGCAGTGAAACGCTACAGTGGAAAGATCTATGGGTCAGTGGTAATAGTATCTATATTGGTGGATCTGAACTAACAGTTGCCAATGGACAATTATCGATTGGTGGTAACACAGTTGGTGCCGCAGATCCATATGGTAATATAAATGTCAAAGCCTATACTGAGTCAATGGGCTTTGCTAATTACAGCAATGTCAACGTTGCAGCCTATACAACTACGCAATCATATACTAACTATAGTAACGTAAATTTATCAGCGTATTTAGGCGGTAGCTTCTCCGTTGGAACAATCACTGCTGGTAGTTGGAATGGTGGAACCATTGGAGTTGCTTATGGTGGCACAGGCGGAACAACACCCACAGAAGCACTGACTAGTTTATTACCAAGTGGAGCAAGCACAGGATATGTATTAACCACAGGTGGTAGCGGCAGTTACTATTGGGCTAGCGCAGGCGGTGGAGGAGGTGCTACAGTTGGGCAAACGATTAATACTCTTCGACAATCAAATACAGCCACACAAGGACAGACAGTATTTACACTAACAGGCGGCATTACCTATACTCCAGGTACAGGACAGCTAGGTGTTTACATTAATGGTGTCCGCCAATTTCCCTCAGAGTATACAGAAACAGCCAGCAATGTCTTTACACTAACCGCAGGTATTAATGCTGGTGATATTGTGTTTGCTGAAATCAATCAGTCTCAGTCATTTAATAACTACGCTAATTTAACCTATGCAAGTAACGTTGGTAATATTGCCGCCAGCGGACTAACAGTCCAGTCCGCGATTGAAAGTTTAGAAAATAATAAAGCACCACTAGCAAGTCCAGTGTTTAGTGGAGTAACAACTGTTGGTGGCAATTTAGTAGTCCAAGGTAACTTATTTGTCAATGGTAACCTAACAACTATTAACGCTAATAATTTGACCATCAGTGACAGCATGATCTATCTAGCTGATGATAATCCAGCTGATACCCTAGACATTGGTATTGTAAGTGCATTTACTGATGCTGTCCGTTATCAACACACCGGGTTCGTGCGTGATGCTACAGATGGCACATGGAAACTATTTGCCAACGTAGTACCAGAGCCAACTTCAACAATTGATTTTACCAATGCCAATTACAGCAATCTACGCCTTGGTAATTTAACAGCCATCGATGGATCATTCACAGGAAATATCTCAGCCACAGTATCTGGATTCTCAATTGGCTACAGAGATTTACCACAGGTCACTGCTGGCAATGTTACTCTAGCATTAACAGATGCTAGCAAACATTTTTACGCTAACACCACAGCTCCATCAATCATCACTGTGCCTAGCAATGCCAACGTAGCATTTCCGATTGGCACTACTATAGTGATAGTAAACAGAGGTAGTGGTAACATAACCATACAAAATCAAGGCGCAGGTGCGCCATTCCTGTATCTCTCTGGCAACGCTACTACTACCACTTCAAGAACTCTAACACAGTATGGTATGGCGACCTTGGTTAAAACAGAAACCAACTTATGGTTCGTTAACGGTACTGGAGTAGTATAATGACTGGCGTGACAGCGATGGTAGCTGCTGGTGCGATCAACAGACTTTTTAGTGTTCGAGTGACTGTAAGTCAAACATATTCAGCCAACACAACACAGACAACCTCAAATGTATCTGCCTTATCAGGATATGTAGCAGGTAGTACTGACATAATCATAACTGTAAATAGTGGAATATATGTATATTCTACGTCCACAGCTACTCCGGCATTAACTATCTCTGGTGCTACAGCAGGTGACAGGGTATACCTAGTTAATAATGGATTCATCATGGGCAAGGGTGGTGATGCCGGATCAAATGGGGGTCCCGCTCTAAGTCTAGCAACTCCCACATTTATTACAAATAACAGTTACATAGCCGGCGGTGGCGGAGGTGGAGCCAGTATAACCACTGGAAGTCAACCGGCCGGGGGCGGTGGAGGTGCTGGGGGAGGAGCTGGTGGATCTACTAGCACGGCTGCAGGTGGAGCAGGTGGAGCCATAGGCCAATCAGGATCTAATGGAGCTCGCGTTGCAGGATTTGGAGCTAATTATAATGGTATAGGTGGTGGCGGTGGAGGTGGTAGAATACTTCCAGGAAATGGTGGTAGAGGAGCTTTTGGCGCGTACTTTGAAGGCCTAGCCAGCACCCTAGATATATGTATTATAAATTATGCAGGTTTAGGTGGTGAAGCTGGTGGGGGTGGAGGTAAATTTAGTGGATTTGGAATTTCCCCGTTTTTCCAAACTGCCGTACAATCTGTTACTGGTGGTGGTGGTGGGTGGGGAGCTGCTGGCGGCCTGGCCCTTACAGGAACTTATGCAATTACCGATGTAGTAAATTCTGGAGCAGGAGGTAGTGCAAGTGCAGCTGGGTTTAATGCCTTTAATCAAGCCACTAACGGAACCACAGGAACACAAGGATCAGGCGGTAAAGCCATAAACCTAAATGGTTATTCAGTTACCTATATTACACAAGGATCAATTTTTGGAGCTGTATCATAATGACCGCATTTAATCTAACAGTTTCGGCTAATACACAAAATTTTAATCTGAATACTGCACTGGTTGCTGCAGGATGGAACGGTACTGATGTAGTGGAAGCAACCATCACTGTTAATGCTGGCATTTATGTTTGGTCAGATTCTACTGCAAGTGCAGGCATGAACATTACCACGTTACCAGCAAACTCAACTGTATCTCTCATCAACAATGGTTTCATCATGGGCAAGGGTGGCGCCGGTGGAGCAGCACCTGGTGGATTTTCCGCTACTGCAACAGCTGATGGTCAACCAGGCGGTCCTGCTATATCTTTGGCAACCAATATTATATTAACAAATAACAGTTATATTGCTGGAGGGGGCGGTGGAGGTGCTGCTGGGGATTATGACGGCGGTGGCGGTGGAGCTGGTGGTGGAGCTGGTGGCACAGGAAAATTTGGCTCAAACACTCCCATTGCCGGAGGTGCTGGAGGTGCAATAGGGGTAGCCGGATCAAATGGTATTAGTGCAAATTATACTTATACTGTTAGTTCAGGTGGCGGAGGTGGTAGAATACTTCCAGGAAATGGTGGCAGTGCCGTCCTTGGTCAATACGTTAGTCAAAATGGCATAGGCAAGGGCGGAGGAGCCGGTGGCGGAGGCGGAGCGTCGGCATGGAATGGAGTCGGAGACAACCCTGGATTCAGCGCGTACGGGGGGAATGGGGGTGCAAGAAATTCACCAGCAAATTTTATGGGTGCTTATGGAAGTAGTGATTTTCCAGATTTGAAACAATCATGCGGTGGTGGTGGCTGGGGAGCAAACGGAGGAACAAATTTTAGTTATGCTAATCCCAAAAATCCCCATAGAGTTGGCGGAGCTGGTGGTAAAGCCATAGCACTTAATGGATATACTGTTAGATTTATTACAACAGGTATTATATATGGAGCGGTTAGCTAATGAATACGCAATATGTGATTTATGATCAAGCTACAGGCTTGCCAGAGTATTATGATACATTAGAACTCGCACGGGCCAGACAGCAAGAATTCCTAGAATTATACCCACATTTTGCAACAGATTTATTTGATATCACTGTTTGGCAAACCAATGATGACGGTACCATAACGCAATATAAACAGTAAATACACTATAACAGAGACCAGCAATGACAACACAGGTAAATTCAACAGTATTAGGCACATTAGGTAACTTGACGGTCACCAACGATGTTAGGATCGGTGGCAATACACTGTTCACCAATGGTGCTTATAAAACATTAGCAGTTGGTGGTAGTAGCAGTGGCGGCGGATGGCTACAATTTTTATGGAACGGCAATGCCGGACCTTATATCTATAATGGTAATCAAAATTTAATATTATGGACTGATGGTGGCACACCTAAAATCACGTTAAATAATGCTGTTAACAAAAGCGTAGAAATCGTCAGCGCCAATGTTGACATCGTGTCGAGCAATGTTCGTGTGTCGGGCAATTTAACCGTCACTGGTAATGTGACATTCTCAGGATGGAGTATCCGTGAAACCGGTACTAAACTTTACTTTGCCTACAACGGTGTTAATAAAATGAGCGTAGACACGGGTGGTAATCTAGTGGTAACCGGTGATGTAACTGGTTTTGGTACTATAACCTAGGAGTAACTCATGGCAGTACCTAGTTCCGGCATTCTTAAAATATCTAACATAGCCTCAGAATTCCAAGACACTGTTCCATATCGACTCAGCAAGTATTATCGTGGTGGAGCATTGGTGCCCAACAGTAGCCAAAATGCTAACGTACCAACCAGCGGCGCAATTAAGTTAGGCAACTTCTACGGCGCAGTTCGACGTGTTGCACTTACACAAACATTTGCAACCAATACCACCCAGACAACCTTGAATGTTTCTGCACTAGCTGGATACGTGGCAGGGATCACTGACGTAACAATAACCGTAAATAATGGAGTTTATCTATACTCAACATCAACTGCTAATCCAGCTTTGACTATAACTGGAGCCGCAGCTGGTGATACGGTAACGTTAATTAACAATGGTTTCATTATTGGCATGGGGGGAAATCCCAATGTAGGTAGCCGCAGCGGAACCCAAGCTGGTGGACCAGCTATGAGTCTAGGTTATAACATAAGTCTCACTAATAATAGCTACATAGCAGGCGGTGGTGGCTCGGGCGGTGGACAGGGATTTGGTGGTGGTGCAGTAAGCAATAACTTTGGCGGTGGCGGTGGCGCAGGAGGCGGTCCCGGTGGTGGCCCAAGTGGCGGCGCGGGTGGTGGTCCTGGTAGTTCGGGTAGTAATGGTGGATCATCTAACTATGGCGGGTGGACCGCATATGGCGGTGGCGGTGGCGGCCGTATTTTACCAGGAACCGGTGGAGGATCAAAATCGGGTGGCGGCGGGGCTGGTGGTGGCGCCGGTGGTGGTCCTAATGTAAATGGCGGTGGCGGTGGTAGTGCTAATAATGCAGGATCCAACGGCAATGGTGGTTCCAGCACATCAAACTATGGGTCTAGTGGTGGCGGTGGGGGCTGGGGAGCTGCTGGAGGAAATTATATTAACTCTCTTAGCGGAACTTATTTTGGTGGAGCAGGTGGTAAAGCCATCAACTTAAATGGATTTACTATAACTTATGTTGTAACAGGAACAGTTTATGGAGCGGTTAGCTGATGCAAACGCAATACGTAATTTATAATCAGGCCACGGGTTTACCTGAGTATTATGACACAGTAGAACTTGCTCGGGCTCGTCAAACAGAATTTATTGCACTGTATCCAACTTTTGATACTGATCTATTTGCCATAACCGTCTGGCAAACCAATGATGACGGAACGATAACCCAATATAAACAGTAAATATCAACCGGTATCGATCAAAATTTCTCCAATCTCGTATAAATACTACTAACAACACACAAGTAAGCCCCAGGGGAATATGGAACCGCAGGCTGTAACAATAGTGTAATAATTATTATTGCGGAGCTAACCCCATGTCAGCATTGACTAGAATTCTTAACAATCAGATCTTTAGCAAAACCATCATTGCTAGCCAAAAGATCGCAGATGGAACCATCACAGGTAGTCTATTTTCCAGTAACGTAACAGTACCAGGTGACTTCTTAATCACTGGTAACTTGTTTGTCCTAGGTTCTAGTGCTTATACTACTATTGCGTCAACTAACACCTACGTCAATGATCCCCTGATCACGCTTAACAATGGTTTTGCTGGTAGTAATACCTACGATGAAGGGTTGATATTTAACCGTGGTACATCACAAAACCGTGCGCTAATCTGGAGCGAGTTTAATCAAGAGTTCCGCTTAATCGGTACTACAGAAACTGGTACTACCTATGGTAACGTAGCAGTCAGCAACTTTGCAAATATCCATGTTGGTAATCTAATATCTGACTACAACGCCAACGTTGGTTCTTTAACCAGCGCAGGCGGTATCAACGGTGTAAATGCAATTTTATCAGGTGACCTAGCTGTTGACGGTGGTGATATTACCACTGCACAGTCAATGGGTAATGTATTCAACGCTAATGCAACCAGTATCAGTGCATTTGGTGCTGCGACCGGCATCTTACTAGGTGCTACGAGCGGAACATTGTTAGTTAACAATCCAACTATAGTTGGTAGCCAAACAACACAAAACATATTCAACGCCAATGCCACAACTGTAAATGCATTTGGTGCAGCTACAGCGATAACTGTTGGTGCTAACAGCGGATTTACAGCAATACAAAATGGTAACATCTGGGTGCCAAATGCAACATCAATCGATGGAGCACAAACAACAGTAGCATTATTAAACACTAACGCAACTACTATCAATGCATTTGGCGCAGCCACAACACTTAATCTAGGTGCAAGCTCAGGCATAGCAACAGTTAACAATACAACAGTTTACTTACCGACTGCTACTAATATCGCAGTGGGTGGCGCTAGCTTAACATTTGCTAATACGGTAGTAGCGACAGTTAACGCATTTGGTTCAGCAACATCAACATTCTTAGGCGCGACTGGCGGTATTGTTACTGCTAGAGATGCATTGGCAGCTACTGGTACATTCTGGGCTAATTCAAGTGCTTCTACTACAACACAAGGTACAGGCGCGGTTATAGTTCCAAATGGTGGTATTAGCGTATCAGGTGCGGCTAACATTGCTAGCACACTAACAGTTGGTGGTGCTACACAATTAAACAGCACATTAGGTGTTGGTGGTATCACAACATTCACTAACTCAACTAATGCAACAACTATTACCGATGGTGCTGTGATAATCCAAGGTGGCGCTAGCGTTCTAAAAGATTTGTATATTGGTGGTAATTTATATGCGGCCAACATCGTTGGTATCACAGCCAACGTCATCACAGTTGAAGATCCGTTGCTATTCTTAAAACCAAGTTATACATTCCCATACAACTATGACATTGGTATTTACTCATCATTCCAAGGCGCTGGATTAACCACTGCTGGGAATATTCTCCAACACACTGGTGTAGTCCGTCATCAAGAAACTAACACTTGGACCTTTGCAAGTAATCTTGCTGAACCAGGTGGCGGCCATGTAGTATTTGATAACAACACAGTTTATGATCCAATCAAAGCTGGTAACTTAGAATTAACAGTTACAACAGACAGTACAAGTGCATCCACTGGTGCGTTAATCGTAGCTGGTGGTGCTGGTATTGGTGGTAATATATTCCACACAGGCACACGTTTAGACACATCAGCAAGCAACTACTTATTTGCTTCAACACCAACAACAGTTGATGCATTTAAATCTGCGACTGATATTGAAATCGGTGCTACTACTGGTACTGTTGTGATTAACAATCCAACGGTAGTTGGTAGCCAAGTAACACAGGCATTATACGATACAATAACACAAACGTTAAACTTTGCTCGTTCATCTAATGTTACTATGGGCCATACAGATGGCACAACAACTTTACAAGGTAATGCTAACGTTCGTGCAGTTACACAGTCAACATCATTTACTAATGGCGCATTAGTAGTAGCTGGTGGTCTTGGTGTTGCAAGCAATTTAAATATCAAAGGCGGTAGTTATCTAACATTAGGTAAAGACCTAGCCGGTGGCGTGGTTTATCCAGAAGACGCAGTACAAGTCACGGCAAATGCCAATTCAGCAAGTAGAATATCAATACAAAATCTTAGCAGTGATCAATCAGCTACTACAGAATTTATAGCGATGGCTGACAATGGATCTAATGAAGACAATTATATTACTGTTGGTATAACCAGCAGTACATATAATTCAGCAGCACTTGCTCCTATTTTACAGCCAGGCGATGGCTACACACGTTCTATTAGTAATTTAGTATTGATTGCCGGTGATGATGTTGTTATTGCAGCAAATGGAAGAAGCCAAGTTGGTGTTAGGATTAGTGCTAGCAATTCAAACGTTGGCGTACAATATTCTACAGAATCTACAACAGAAAAAACTGGCGCATTCACAGTTGTTGGTGGTGTGGGTATTGGCAAAGATTTGTATGTAGGCAAAGGTGCTACACTTAATAGTTTAAGAAGCACTAATCCAGTCCAAGTCCTTAGTTCGACATCAGGCAATGTGGCGATATTTGCCAACGTAGCCACAACCTTAGCACAATCAACAGAATACGTAGTTATTGGTGGCGGTAATACAGTAGTACAACCAGGTGTAACATTAAAAGTTGGCAGTATTACAAGTATGATAATACCAACTGGTCCTACAGCTGGTAGACCAAGTAGCTTGTTTGGTGGTCCAGAATATGACGTACAAGGTATGTTCCGTTACAATACAACCATTAACAACATTGAGTTCTTTGATGGTACTAACTGGCAGTCTTCAGGTTCGACATTTACAGTTATCAGTGACAGACAGTTCAGTGGTAACGTAGCAGGCGGCTTTGGTAACGTTGACGGTACAAATACTAACTTTACTTTACAAAGCTCAGCAACTACTGCTTCTACAATCATAAGTATTAACGGTGTCTTGCAGTTCCCAACACTGGCCTACTCAGTAACTGGTTCAACACTAACATTTACAGAACCACCAGCCCCAGGTGACGTCATTGATGCACGTGTATTAACAACCACAGCCACAGTCGAATCTATCGCCAGCGGTAACGGGCTAAATCAATTTATCGCTGATGATGCCGGAGCACAGATTTTTACTGGAACCGATGCAACAACATTACGTGTAGAAATTAATCCAGTTGGTGATATTGATATCAAAACTGGTAGCAAACTAACCTACGATCAAACTGCGGTTAATATTGCGGCTAATGCTACTCCATATGTGATCGCTACATTCTCGCAATCAACATATACCAGTGCAAAATATCAAATACAAGTCAGAAAAGATAGCACAAACTTCCAATCTATGGAAGCTCTGGTACTAACAGACAAAGCAGGTAATGCTTATGTAACAACCTACGGTGTAGTTAACAATGGTACAGAAATGGGCACACTATCAGCTAACGTATTATCTGGTAACGTTAACCTATGGTTTACTAGCGTAACTAACATGACCAATGCTAATATTAAAGCATTTGGTACTTACATTATCTAATAGGTAAAATATGCTCCAACTAGCTAGGAAATATAGAAGAAATTACACAGGCGAAGATATTATTGTTGAGCGCAAGCATGAAGGGCAGAAATGGTGGGACGTTACTGAAACTATCCCCAACATGGTCACTAATAACCAAATATCAAATCGAGCTGTGGTTATTGGTAACGGCCCCGGCCGTTTACCGTTTAATCTTAACAATCTAAAAACCCCACAAGGTCTATTAGGTGCTACAACTGTACAGACCTACGGTTGCAATGCTTTATATAGAGATTTTACTCCTGACTTTCTGGTAGCCACAGGCAACAGCGGTATCATACCTGAAATTGCCGATAGTGCTTATGTAAATAATAATATTGTTTATACTAATGCAATTCATTTGCTAGAGCATCCTAGTAAGTTTTATTTAATCCCTCATGATCCTTATGCAGATGCGGGCACAGTAGCGGCTTATATCGCTGCATTCGATGGCCATACGAGGATTTACCTAATAGGATTCGATGGCTACGATTTAGAAGGGCATAACAGTAATATCTATGCAGATACCAATGGCTATGACCCAAAATGGTCTGTTGAAATCAATGGCGATAAATTTATCAACAATAGAGCACAGCTATTTAACACATATACTGATGTTGATTTTGTGTGGGTTACTCAACATGGTAAAAGTACAGTACCAGAAAAATTAAAATGGTGCAATAATCATAGACAAATTAGTTTTCGTGATTTAGTCTTAGAGTGTGATCTATAAAACTGTTTCTAAAGTCTTAATTTTTTCCATAACAGCAGTAAAATTAATAGTGCGCCAAACTCCGGGATGTAGGGGTTTTGGATGATCTTCTAGGCTCACCCATGAGTATCCACGGTGTTCATAGTTCAATATGGGAACGAATTCTTCTTCTACAGGTATGAGAAAAGTATGATAGGCAAAATATCCGTTATCGCTGGTAAATTTTTCTATAGGAATGACTTTGACATCCTGGAATTCATACCCAAGTTCTTCTTTTAATTCACGGGTCAAAGAATCAAGTATCTGTTCATTGGCATCGATCTTGCCACCAGCTAATCCCCAGGTGCCTGCATACTTGGTGCTGTTGCGCAGTAGGAATAGATAACGGTGAGTTGATATTGAGTAGATGAAAGTGCCTACACCTTCTATATGACTAGGGTCCATAGTCCTGCTTTGTATTCGCCCTCGTAGCTTTTTACCCATTGAGATTGATTCCACTTGTATTGAGTTCCAGTATTGAGATTACTTACATATTGTAGTGTCGTATCAGTACGGCTGTCAAATGATATGTCCCAATGAATCCCATTGTACTGTATGATATCATTGGCATGTGCTACCAATTGTTGTCCATCGCTACCAGTCCAAATTGGAGCACCGTATCCAGGAGCATTGTCGAAACTTCCGATATCATCCAAGATCAGATAACGTGTGCCGTTAACTGCTGATTGAGCTAATGATACAGCGGAATCTTTGCGAGGATCAACGATGGCATCGATCGGTGATAAGGTATTAGAGGGTTTGGTATCTATGTCAACATTAAAAATCAATAGGCTGTCATCAGTTGGATGATAGCTGACCGTGCCAATGACTTCATTAAGGCCATCTTCCTGTAGCAGCCGGACCTGGCTGACGCCATTCTGCAGCTCACCATAGACACTAATTAAACTACGCCATATGTCCTTAGTGCCGACTTTGGTTGGAGTTTCTAATGTTGGTGGATCTCTTGGGTCAGCAATCTCACTGATCTTGAGCAAGGTCAGCTGATTACCGATCAGCAATACTCCATACATCAGCGGAGTGAAATACTGTCGACGACCTAGTAGATTATCTTCACTCATAGCATCGGCACTGAGATTGCCATCGCTATCGTGTATGTTGGCGATGATCTTCTGTATGACTCCCAGCTTTTTGATCTTAGCTGGTGGACTGATCCACACAGGCAATTTAAATGTCAAGGTAGCCACATCGATGGGATTTTCAGTACCAATTGGCACAGTACGGCTGGTCCACGTTGGACTTTCGAGATAGACCACACTTAGGCTGGTCCAGTCGATATAATTGTCGGTTGATTGTATTTCCAATGCTGGATTAAATAGCACCATCAGTTGTTCTAGTAGCTGTAGTTTTTGTTTGGTATTTGATGTCCAGATATCCAATTTTAGATCTATGGTATAGGGCACAGGCATAAGGCGTTCGATGCTGAAGGCATTACCTTGACGATTCTCGTACTCCATGGTGTCTTCATTGTAATAGCGTTCTCTGATCTGCATCTTGCCAATAAAAGCTGGATCCTGTACGCGATCGCGATCATAGGTAATGTTGTTGATCCAAGCAGCCATGGCCGGCACCGTGGGTAACATATTACCAGCGGTATTTTGGCTGAGTATGGCCTGCACCTGGCGACTGCTGTCACCATAGTAAACAGGCACACGCTGTAAGGTAGTATTACCTTCTCGATCCTGTCCAAACTCTACTTGGAATCCTGATACCATGCGTATGAACTGTGCTAGGAAACGCTCTATTTGAGCATCATAAAAAAATTGCTGATTAGCTGCCATCGTTAATTATCCGCTGAAGGACGCAGAGCTTGGCTCAAGCTCTGGCGTTCATTGATTACATTTCTGTAAATTGTATATTCTAATACACTGCCAATTGGCAATGGGCTCGCATCTGCTATGGTAGCACTTGATACTACACCAGTTAAGTTACCAGCTAGGGTATAACTCGCACTTGATGCATTGGCTGCAGTCACGATGTAACTGCCATTGAAGGCAGTACTACCAGTTACACCTGCTATCAAGATATCTTGACCTACTACGAACGGTGTCGTTGGTTGGCTAGCGAATCGTACGGTAGCATTACCACCTGTGGCCGTAGCAGATGTTATCCTTAGTTTTCTTGGATACAGTGGACCAGTGATAGTAACAGCTATATTACCACTGCTGTTAGATATGGTATTAGTGATAGGTAATCCGTCTAGACGAGTTCTGGCACCATACTTGTTATTATATGCGACTTTGGTAACCACTGTCTTGGTAGAAAGTGTAAATGATAAGGTTGCGGCATTGGCCGGTGGAACGTATGAACTTGAAATACGTATAGCGTCCCAGGCGGCACTATTACTCATAAACTGGTTAGTATCATTAATGAATCCACTTAGTTGCGTTTGATTTTCTGTGCCTGGTGTTAGGTTAGTTCTCACAGCATCCTCTACTTTGACCCAACGACGTCCATCATATCGGAACAGTCTATTAGGAATATAATCTAAACGTAGGAAGTAATCGCCTTGACCAGGAGTCACAGGGAATGCGATACCTGCAGCCACTGTGGCACCGTTTGGTGGTAGTGCATCACCTGTTAGATATCCTTCAACTTTAACCGCACTGGTTAATGTTTGTGCGCTGGCATCAGCAATGTTTGAGCTAGCATCTGGATTCATGTCACTAGCGTCAAGAGCGCCAGGATCTACCGGATAGCCATGTTCATTTAATACTTCAGTATAGATAGTGGTAGTATCATATCCGCTCTTAGGTACATCTTGTTCTGCACGTGTAACAATAGCATCGTTGATTTCAATATATTTGTTGTAAGTACTGATAACTTCGCCGAGCGTATTATCGCTGTCACCACTGTCTGTGGCTGGTAAATTATCAAGTATGTCCTTGTATTCTTGGCTGTCTACCAACGGTTGTAGTTTAACACGCCATAGATGTGGCCACCAAGTCTGTGCGAATCCTTCCGCAGCACGGCTAGCATCATTAACCACATAGAACCGTTTGAGTGCAGCGCCGATACCTTCATCCAACGGATAGTAGTCTATTAGATTTGGTAGTTCTAGTACATCACCTACCATGAGTTTGCGACCTATAATGTCGATCATGTCATCATAGTGGAATACAGCAAACATGGTATCACCAGTTAGGAACAAGCCAAACTGTGTTAGATCGAAGTCATTGTCATTGATGCGATAGATAGTGCGGATAGTATAAACGCTGGTATCATATTTGCGATCACGATTTTCGAGGAATAACAAATCCTGTATGCCCATGATTCCAGTGGCACCCGTTTCTGTGGCGCTGGCATTGGTCTGTGCCAATGGACCTAAATATTTGTGGACGTAAACATCAACACCACCCACGGTGAACATTTCACTCATTGTCTTGTTGATGAATTTATCGTCATTACCTTTGGTGGGCTTGTAAAGTGATAATCTTGGCATTACCTAATCCTATTATCTAGTATTTATCGACATTGACAAGCTAGCCAAAATGTGTTATACTGTATTATGGCTGAAATTACTCAGAGTTTAGATTGGGCAGAAGTGCAGATAGCACTAGAAGCACCTGCACATAAGATGAAACGCTACACTGGCGATATGCTGAAAATGAGCAGTGCTATAGGACATATGGTTAAAAAGCTGTCAGAAGAAGAAATCAACTGCCGCAGGCAAGGGCGCCAGACCCAACGACACAAGGAATTGCTAGGACAAATCAACCAAGAAATAGCCAATTATGAGCAATATTTGACTTTTGGTGTGCTATTAAATGGTTGACAAATCTACCAAAAGATAGTATAATACACATAATAAAGGAGTGACTAAATGCATGATTTTATTAGAAAACTATGGGATAGCAAGGCCACAATAGCTGTTATATTGTGGATAGCTGTATTTGCTTGGGCATATAATTTAGATTGGGTTAAAAAACCAATTGTCCAACATAAGCCCGTGAGAAAGACCATAGAAGAAATCATGGCTACTCCGGTGGACACTGTCCAACAAGCCCCCTGGGACAACGATTTTAAATCAGCAGTGGAGCCTATCTAATGGAATATAAATGGAGCCAACCCTATCCCGGTGAAAGCCGTTATGAACGATTGTTCCGTGCCCAACGTATCCTACAGCTATCACGCCACGTCATGCTGTTAGACACTGTTGAGCCAGTCAAAGATTTAACAGAAGCGAATAAATATCTCATGAAGTTTAGATTGGAGAAATAGTATGGGAACACCTGTATATATGGAAATAGAAGAAGCCTATAGCATCGTCCAATGGCACGGTGAAGAATATGGCCATCGCAATCTCTTTGGAGCTCTAAACAGCATGGAAGAAAATTGGGATGATCTAGACAGCATGGAACGTGCGGCTTACAAACAGGTTAAACGTGAATTAGAAAAAAGTATAGTTGAATCAGAAGGTGGGTCTATTGACTAGTGCAGAAGCACATCAGCAGACGTTAGAGCATGAACAATGGGCGAACGAACATCATGAGTGTTCGGTTTGCTCTTGTGACTACACTGATGATGAAGGCGGTATCACGGGTTATATAGGTATATTGCCGGCTAGTTTCTGTCCAACTTGCCTAAGTGGTATAATTGATATGGTTGAACAGTTGACAGCAGAATAAAATCCTGTATAATTAAGTTTAAATAAGAGAGGATACTATGGCGATCAAGATTGACGGAATGAAAAAGAAAGCTAAAGTCAGTAACATTAACTTTAGCGATGAAAAATACACAGGTAAAGAACCCACGTGGGACTATGATCGCGCCTTGACTTTTTCAGACGAAGAATTTGATCATCACTTGCGTAAAAGCCTAGCCTATTATAATTACTACTATGGCCCTAAAGATCTAAAGAAATACGTAGTAGCTTGGTTGCGCCAGCATGAAGGCGACAGCGGAGTACATAAGTTAGACAAAGCCACTATCGATCGTTATTCTCGCACTTCAGATAGCCTAACACCATTTACTGTCTGCGCTCTAGTCAAAGCTAACGAACAGGGTATGCCTTTGCGTGATCGCCACGTAGAATATATCCTTGATGCTGTACATCGTGTACTTGAAATGCGTGCCGACGATGAAGAAGTTGAGGAAAAGAAAGTAGACGCTAAACCTCAGATAAAAATTCCAACCATCCAAGATCGCATGAACGAAGTAGCCAAGAAACATATCCTTTATTTTGAGATCCTTGAAGATACACTATTCGCAGGCGAAACTGTAGATCCTAAAGCCTATGAATATCTAGTTAAGAACACGGTACCGCAGGCATTGATAGGTAAGATACAGGCAGTGTTTGAACCACGCTATGCTGAACTCAAAGAAGCACGCCAGGGCGAATGTGAACAGCTAAAGGAAGCCTACAACCACTACAAAGCCGCAGACTATAAACGCTGTGAAGCATTTTACGACAAGCTATTCCAAGACTTGACCGCTTACAATCAGACTAAGAAAGCCACTAAGAAAGCCGCAGTCCGTAAGCCACCACAAAAAGAAAAATTAGTCAAGAGCTTGAAATATCTCAAACAAGATACAGCACTTAAGATAGTGTCAATTAATCCAGTAGACATCGTTGGTGCAGAAGTTTTATGGGTCTACAATGTTAAAAATCGTAAGTTAGGCAAGTATGTAGCAGAAGATCAAGGTGGCGTGCTTGGGGTTAAGGGCACTACTATCACAGGCTTTAACGAAAACAAGAGCACACAAAAAACTCTGCGTAAACCAGAAGAACAGATCAAACAATTTCTAGCTTCAAGCAAGGTCGAATTACGTAAGTATCTTGAAAATATCAAGACTACAGAAATCAAACTTAACGGACGTATCAACTCCGATACTATACTACTTAAGACACTATGAAAATAGAAGCGGCAATGGTAGTGATTGGTCTAGCCCTGGCACATCAACCGGTTAGCCAAGAAGCACAACAGTTAAGAACAGAAATAATTGACTACTATTGCGGACATTACAAGCAATTAGAGCAAGCAGATGATGGTGAGTTCAATCCGCCAGAAGTTTATGCCAAAATACAGCAGACCTGTGATAATTTAAGAAAGATTCAAAAAACCTAATCCCCCTCAAGGTAGCGAAAGGCAAAGTTATCCTGTTGTAGATAATAAATACACTATAACAGGATAATTTAAATGTCTTTACTTCCAGCAAACGTTACATCAACCGGTAATCTAACAGCAACTCTTAGTATGCAAACTGAGAGCTTGTATAATACCTATACAGGTACAGGTGCTGGACATATAGCATTTGATGCTAATCTACAAGCACAATTAACACAAGTATCAAGTCTACAAAACGATATTATTGATTATATCCGCCTACGCCTAGGCTATGGTATGATCGATGTTGAAGCAGATAAAGAACACTTTGACATGGGTATTAAACAAGCACTGATCCGCTATCGCCAAAAGAGTTCAAACAGTGTAGAAGAAAGTTATGCATTTTTAGATTTGTATCCTGAAACACAAGAATATATCTTACCTAACACAGTCATGGATGTTAAAGCGATTTATCGTCGTGGTATTGGTAGCGTAACAGGCACAACAGCTAGCCAATTTGAACCATTTGCATCAGGATACTTAAACACTTATATGTTGGTAGCTGGGCGAGTTGGCGGGTTAACTAATTATGAATTATTTGTAGACTATCAAAAATTAGCCATGCGTATGTTTGGCGGCTTTATGAACTTTACTTGGAATAAAGTCACTAAAAAAATGACTTTAGTTCGTAAAATACCATTCCAAGGTAGCGGTGCTACATTAAGATTAAAAAGTTTATCAGCAAGTGGCACAGCTCCAGGTAGCACAGTTACATTCCAAATTTCAAGTCAAGGTCCTTGGAATGGTGTTAGCGTAGGTAGCACTGTTGCTATTACTAATTGCCCTGTTTCAGGATACAATGGTAGCTATGTTATTACCAGTGTGGACCCAACACAGCAAGTCTTTACATTTTTAAATACAGCTGCTCTTGGTGCTACTGTGGTCAATGATATGGCATTGGCTTCTACATACGTGAGTTCTCCTAGTAGTCCAGAAACTGCTGTAACCGAAACAGTGTTATTACATTTGTATAACTACAAACCAGATATCATGTTGTTAAACGATCCACAGGTATTTCCTTGGATACAAGACTATGCTTACGCTCTGACATCAATGAGTATAGGTCAGGCACGTGAAAAATTTGCATCAATCGCAGGCCCACAAGGCGGAACCAGTTTAAATGGTACAGCACTCAAACAAGAAGGACAGGCGCTATTGGACAAACTTGATGACGAAATCAAGAACTTTGTTGATGGTGGTGCTCCATTAACTTGGATAATGGGTTAAAAAGTCTAGACAACTGTCTAAAACTCTCGTAAAATAGTAGTATCAACTAAGGGGATTTCAATGAGTCAAATCATCGGTATCGTAGGCTTTATCGGTTCAGGTAAAGATACGGTTGCAGACTATCTGGTTAACTTTCATAGATTTAAACGTGAGAGCTTTGCTAACAGCCTAAAAGATGCTGTAAGCCAGGTATTTGGATGGGACCGTGAACTGCTAGAAGGTAGGACTAAAGAAAGTCGTGAATGGCGCGAAACTCGTGATGAATGGTGGACTAAACGCTTAAAGAAAGACATTACTCCTAGATATGTTCTACAGTATTGGGGGACAGAAGTAATCCGCAAAGGATTTCATGATGACATGTGGGTGGCCAGCTTAGAAAATCGCCTACGTAATACTAAAAATGACATAGTGATTACTGATTGTCGTTTTCCTAATGAAATTAAAGCTATTCGCAACGCAGGTGGCCGTGTAGTGCGTATCAAACGTGGTCCAGAACCTAAGTGGTTTGATGAGGCAGTGAGTATGAACAAAGGTCCTAATCGCAATATGTCATGGGCATTAAGCAAACAAAAAATAGAAAAACTCAAAGTACATGCTAGCGAAACTGCCTGGGTAGGACAAAAGTTTGATGTAGTATTAAACAACGATGGGAATATTGAAGAATTATATCAACAGATTGAAGCTAATATAATCAATAATCAGGTACAAGATCGCCTTGACGCCATCCTAAACCCTCTCGGGCAACTTCAAATTGGCAGTTAGCACAGACTGTTTTTAGATTAGTCATGCTGGTATTGTTTAGATCACCATCGACATGATAGACATATAACTGTTCTTTTAACTTAGCCTTGAACCCACACTTTTCACAGTGTGGTTTCTTTTTATAGCCTAGTTCCATCCAGCGTGGTCTGGGTGCCGGCAAATTACGCTTTTTCCTAATGCAACTATCACAGCGGGTCCTATAGTAAATTTTACCGTGCATCTTATAGTTGACTGCAACAGGCTTTTTACCACAGATTAGACATATTTTTCGGTATTCCATACACCTATTTAGCTTACAGTAGTGGATGAACCTTTCAAAGGGCACCTAAGAACACTAAAATTGCCAAATATCTATAAATAGTTTAAAGCAATCTATTTAGAGGATCTCATACTATGGCATCATTAGTTTCCCCAGGCGTTCAGGTAACGATCATCGATCAAAGCCAATACGCACCAACCCAAGCTGGTTCAGTACCCTTGGTTATACTTGCAACAGCACAAGACAAATTAACTCCAGGTGATACAATCGCAGCAGGCACAACAATAGCCAATTCTGAAAAAATCATCACAGTGACCAGCCAACGCGATCTCGTTAATTTATTTGGTAATCCTTTCTTCGCAGTTGATGCAAGTGATAATCCAATTAACGGCGATGAACGCAACGAATATGGTTTATTAGCGGCTTACTCAGCACTAGGTGTGACAAATACCATGTATGTGCAACGAGCCAATGTTAATCTAGCACAACTAGAAGGAACGGGCACACGTCCAACAGGCACACCACCCGATGGAACATATTGGTTAGATGTAGGTACTACTAACTATGGTATCTATGAATGGTCACAAGATACTGGATTTACCCTAACAACACCATCAGTGATAACATCGACTAGCTATCTAAGCAGTGGCGTACCACTAGCTTCATATGGTAGCATTGGTGAGTATGCTGTGGTAGCTACAAGTTCAGCTAATCCAATCTATTACAAAGGTTTTGACAATGCGTGGAAATTAGTAGGCAGCGACGATTGGAAATCAGTAGTTCCAACTGTTACAGGTAACATCGCAAGTCCCACAGTTACAGCCGGCGATAAGATGTTCATCAATGGTAATCTTGTTACTATGTCAGGCACGACAGCTTCTACTGCTGCAACTAACATTAACTCAGCAAGTATCATAGGAGTTTCAGCATTTGTAAATTCTAGTAATCAATTAGAAATTTTCTCAAACGGTCTGACTGTTGTTTACAGTAATGCAGCTGGTAACGTTCGCGGTGTAATTGACACTAGCACAAGTGCACCAAGCACGCTACAAATTACTCGAGGATCAGTGCTG